TGGCCACAGCAGAACCCGCAAGGGTGACCATGGTCTGGAGAGCCGACGATCCGCAAGGCAACGAAGCCGCCAAGGTGCGCTTCGATGTGCTGCCGTACATGACGCACGGCGGGCTGGACATCGGCTGCGGGCCCAGCAAGGTCTGGCCTCACCTGGTGGGCCTCGACAGCGGCGCTGATACGGCGCTGTTCGGCATCCAGATGCGCCCGGACATGATCGTCAAGGATGCCACGCGCCTGCACCAGTTCGCCGACGGCCAGCAGCCCTGCGTGTTCTCCAGCCACCTGCTCGAGCACATCCTCGACTATCAGGCCGCACTCAAAGAGTGGTGGCGACTGGTGCGCGTGGGCGGCTACCTGGTGCTGTACCTGCCGCACGCCGACCTCTACCCCAACATCGGCCAGCCCGGCGCCAACCTCGATCACAAGCACGACTTCCGCGAACAGGACATCATCGACTTCTTCGAGCTGGCCTTCCCGGACTGGACGCTCGTCGTCAATGAAAAGCGCGGCGATGGCCGCGAGTATTCCTTCCTGCAGGTCTGGAAAAAGGAAGCCCCGGGCACCGGCCACGCCCATGCCTGGAAGGCTCCGCAGCCGCTCAAGACTGCCGGCATTGTGCGCGTTGGCGGCAATGGCGATGCCCTGTGGGCCGCCGCCGTCGCCAAGCAGCTGCACGACACCGGCCACAGCGTGACCCTGTACGTCGGCAGCAACGGCGCCGAAGTGCTGCGCCATGATCCGCACATTGCCCTTATCGTCGAGCTGCCCACCGGTATCCTCACCGACGAGGAGCTGCTCGAGTACTGGATCCACGAAGCGCCGAAATACAGCAAGTGGGTCAATCTGCTCGGCAGCGTCGAGCGCCGCCTGCTGCCGCATCAGTCGCAGGACGAGTTCTATCTGCCGCACGCCCTGCGTCACAAGCTCATGAACGTGAATTACCTCGACATGGTTTTCGACTATGCCGAGCTGCCGCGCCCCGATGCCGACGCCCTGGCCGGCCAGAAGTTCTACCCCAGCGAGGCCGAAGCCGCGCTGGCCGCCGAATTCCGCGCCAAGCTGCCGGGCAAGCTGGTGGTCGTATCGCCCACCGGCAGCGGCCCCTTCAAGGCCTGGCCGCACGCGCAGCGCTTCATGCGCCTCATGGCCCAGCACGGCGTCTATACCGTCATGCTGGGCGATCTGGCCAGCCTGCCCGACCTCGACCCCATCAGCATCAACGGCACCGAGTACGCCCATGTCATCGGCCGTGAATGGCCGCTGCGCATGGCGCTGGCCTATGCCCTGACGGCGGACGCGGTGGTCGCCACCGAAAGCGTGTTTGCCAACGCCGTGGCCTTCGAGCCCATGCCCAAGGTGGTCATGCTCTCGCACAGCAGCGCCGAGAACCTGACCCGCGACTGGCTCAACACCGCCGCGCTGGAAGCCCCGGTGAACTGCCACCCCTGCCACCGCATCCACAACACCGGCGTGGCCTTCTGCACCAAGGACAAGCTCACCGGCGCCAGCGCCTGCATGTCGTACTACAGCGCCGACCTGGTGGCCGAGCTGGTGCTCAAGTCGCTGGGCATCCCCTTGCAGCACGGCAAGGCGCAAGGCCGCGTGATCGAAATCGCCGAGCACAAGGAGGTCGCGTAATGGCCTTCGCTGAAAACCTCGCCGAATTCATGGACACCCAGACCGGCTCCGCCGAAACCGTCAGCCTCGGTGGTGTTGCCGGCCCGGCCATCTTCGATGCCGAATGGGCGGATGCCCTGAGCATGGGCGCGCCGCAGCCGGTGCTGACCATTGTGGAAAGTGATTTCCCGGCTATCGCCATTGGCGCGGCGGCCACCGTGCGCGGCGCTTCCTACACGGTGGTCGATTTGCGTCCGGACGGGCAGGGCATGTGCGTTGTCGTGCTGGAGGGCGTCTGATGCCGACCGTCCACGCCCGCACCGCCATCCGCGACGCGATCGCCACCCTGGTCACCGGTCTCGCCAGCACCGGTAGCCGCGTGCACAAGGCCTACACCTACCCCAAGGGCAAGAGCGCCCTGCCTTGCCTGCTGGTGCGGGTAGGTGATGAGCAGGTGGCCCCGGGCACGATTGATCGCGCCCAGGAACGCACGCTCGACATCGTCATCACCGGCATGGTGCTGGATCGTGACGATATCGACGCCCAGCTCAACCAGATTGCGCTCGAGGTCGAGACCGCCATCCGCGCCGCCGATCCATCACTGGGCGGCAAGGTGCTCGATCTGTGGCTCGAGAGCGTCCGCTCCGACCTCGACATCAGCCTGCAGGAACCCTGCGGCCGCATCGACCTGATCTACCAGGCCACCTATTTCACTACCGCCGGTGTTCCCGGCGTCATTTCCTGAAGGAGCCCAACCATGGCAACCGCACGTAAATGGAGCAATGTCCAGATCGCCATGCAATCGGCGCTGGGCAGCGCCCTCACTGTCACCGGAATCACCAATGCCAGCCCCGGCGTCGTAACCTCGACCGCCCACGGCCTTTCCAATGGCGACTACGTTCTGCTCGAAGTGCAGGGCATGTTCCAGCTCAATGACCGTGTTGCCCGGGTGGCCAACGTCACCAGCAATACCTTCGAGCTGGAAGGTATCAATACCACCGAGTTTGCCGCCTTCACCAGCGGCACGGCGAAGGAAGTGACCTTCGGCACTTCGATCACCACGGCGACCTCGATCAGCGCGAGCGGCGGCGGTTTCGATTTCATCGACACCACCACCATCCACGCCAATGCCCGCAGCCAGATGCCGGGCCTGCCCGAGGCGGCCACCTTCAACTTCGACAACATCTGGGACGTATCCGACACCGGCCTGCTGGCCATGAAGACCGCCTCGGACGCGCAGGCCAAGCGCGCCTTCAAGTTCACCTTCGGAGCAGGCGGTCAGATCATGGTCTTTGCGGGCTACGTCGGCGCCAACCTGCTGCCGGGTGGCCAGGCGCAGCAGCTGGTCACCACCAGCGCGGCGATCACCATGAACGGCACGCCCAGCTACTACGCCAGCTGATCATGAGCCTGGCTGAAAAAATCCGGCGCGCGCGCGAGCAGAAGGTCGAGGCCGGCGGCTTCACCTTCACCGTGCGCCGCCCGACCGAGCTGGAAATGTTTGCCTTGCGCGAGCACCTGCAGCAGCAGGACATCGGCGTGCTCATGCCCTTCGTTGTCGACTGGAAGGGGGTGCAGGAACTGGATCTGATCCCGGGCGGTAACCCGATTGAAGTCCCGTTCGATGCCGAGACCTGCGCCGAGTGGCTGGCCGACAACGCCGCGGTGCTGAATGAGTTGGCCATCGCCATCATCAAGTCGTATCAGGACCGGATCGGAAAGGTCGAAGCCGCAAAAAAAGCCTGACGGAATGGCTGGAATGCACCCGCCTGCCGGTTCCGCCATCGCGTGAGTGTCCGCCCGACGAGAGCCGGGCGATCAGGGCCTGGAACCTGATGGGTGGGCTGGACTGGGTGGCATTGCCGGTGGTGGTGGAAATGCTGGGTGTTGAAGATGTAGAGGTCTTTGTGCAGCAGTTGGTCGCCATTCGTCAGTTTCAACGCGAGAACCCGGAATAGACATGTCCAATAACACGCGCATCGTCATCACCGCTGAGGACAAAACCAAGGCCGCGCTGGATTCGGTGGTGGGCAACCTCGGCGGCCTGCAGGGCGCGCTGGGCAGTCTGGACGGTATCGCCAGCCGCCTGCCGGCCATTGGTGCCGCTGCCGCAGCGGCGTTTGGTGCTGTCAGCTTCACCGGCATCATCAAGGGCTCCATCGATTACGCCGACAGCCTGGACGAGCTTTCGCAACGCACCGGCGTCAGTGTCGAAACCCTGTCGTCGCTGCGCAATGCGGCCGAGCTGTCCGGAACCTCGCTGGAGGGCATTGGCAAGGAAGTCCAGAAGCTCACTCGCAACATGGCCGAGGCGGCCAGTGGCGGCCGCACTCAGGTCGAGAACTTTGAAACCCTGGGCATCGCCGTTACCGACGCCAGTGGCAAGCTGCGTTCGTCCACGGATGTGTTGCTCGACCTGGCTCGCGTGGTTGGCGATCTTGAGGACCCGACCGAGCGTGTCGTGGCGGCTCAACTGGCGCTGGGCAAGTCGGGCGGCGATCTGGTGCCGCTGCTGCTTGAGCTGGCCCAGAATGGTCTGGGCGTTGTCGAGGTGACCGCTGAACAGGCGGCCAGTGCGGCGCTGCTGAATGACCAGCTGGACATGATGCGCCAGGAGGCGCGCAAGTCCGGTGAGGCATTCTCGCTGAGCCTGTTGCCGGCGCTCGCGGCGGTGGTGGATGTGGCCCAGGGGGCCATGTTCGCCATCAAACAGATCGGCTCGTCGCTGGCCGTGGTGGCCAATGATGTGAAGACGGCCGTCGCGGTGATCGGCACCGCACTGGCCGAAGGGCCAACGCAGTCGGGCCGCGACAAGATCCGCAGCATGCTTGACGAGCGCCGCCGCTTTGTCGAAGCAGCGAATGAGGATCTGGAAGAGCGTGCGCTCAAGTACCGCTCCACGCTGGGCCAGATTCTTGATCCGCCCGAGGCGGGTCCGGCCAAGTCCGGTGGCGCATCCAGTCTTTCTGAGCGGCTGAAAAAGACCCGCGAAGAAATGGAGCGCGGCACGAATGGCAGTTCGGCCGCTGCCAAGAAACAAGTCGATGAAATGCTCAAGCGCCAACAGGAAGCGGCGCGGCAGGTCAGCGACATCCTGGCGCAGATCGAATCCGGTTACAGCCCCGAGATTGAACAAGCCATGGCGCGCCAGGCTGAGGAGCAGCAGCGCCAGGCTGATGCGCTGAAGCAGCAGGTGGAGCGCTACCAGGATCTGGCAGACCCCGCGGCCAAGTACCGCAAAGAGCTGGAGAAAATCGCCGAGTACCAAAAAGCGGGCAAGCTAAGCGCCGACGAGGCTGACAAAGCAACCGCGGCGATCAACAAGCAGATCCGTGGGCTGGAAGGCGCCAGCGACGCTGCCCGCGAGCTGGGCCTGACGTTTTCTAGCGCCTTCGAGGATGCCATTGTTGGCGGCA